TAGTGACTCCGAGAAAGGTTCCAAATCCAAGAGCTGCCCAATTCATGTTGCTCTTCCTATACATTCAAATTCAAGACTCAATAGAGGTCTTGTTATCCACTGTAGTAATTTTAATAGGCGCTTGCTCGATACGCAATGTTTGAGTAGGACCAACTTGTGACATCTTTTCAATTAAGCGTTCAAAATCAGCCTTACTAATATCACCTAAACCTGAAGATTTCTTGTTATCCATCTTCATTGTTCCGTCGCCTTTTTTAGACGCTGTCTGGAGTCCAAAACTGGCCAAAGCCCCTGTAAATACTGAGGCTACAAAAGTTATATCTTTAGGTGCTTGCTGCCCAAATGCAGGCAAAGTGATGTAATTTAATGAAATGATAAATCCGCTCCAAACGACAACTCCAAGCCGCACAAAAGTAGACAAAATTACTAACTGTTCTTCTTTATCATCAATACCCTCTTTTATTTTTGTAAAAACGTTCTTTTTTTTATCATCTTTTGTAGATGGTGTCTTAGGAGACTCTGTTACATCTTCAGTCATCGTATAGTAGCAATACCTACTAAGTTTACCCCTTAGTAAACTTATAGAAACGTTACACTAATTACCTCAAAAAAATGTGGAAATTATTGCCGATAATAATATTGTTTGGTGCTCCAGCAGCTCGTGCAGATTTGACCCATAAACTGAGCACTTCGACACAGCTCACGGTCAATGCAGGAATAACTCAAACAGAAAGGATAGGAAGTTCGTTTTCTATCAGTGGATCTGGAATTGATACAACTGATGGAACAACAGCTAGCACAGTCTCAGCTGGCACCATAACATCAGGAGTCTATGCTCCAGGTGCAATTGCAGCTACACAAGACGTCCCAGGTGCTTCATTTTCATTCAGCCAGAATTACACTCAAGCTGACGCCGTACCTACATCAGCACCCTCAGTTGGAGCCGTAGGTAACTTTTCAGACATAACGTCTCACGCAGCTGGATCAGCGGGATCGCTTGCAGGAACTATAACCTCACAAGGTGTAATGACGCTGACCGCTGGAGGCGCTGGTACCACAGCTACTGGACAGTTCGTCTCAGAGATTGTAGTTGATTGATCATGAAACGGCTTTTATGGCTGTTCTTATTCCTACCAACGGCTGCAAATGCAGTCCCCGTGGTCCCAAATTTTCAATCCGGGTCAATGACCAGTCATACAGAGACTTCTACAAAAGTCACTGAAGTTATAAATTCAATAGACTATAAAACTGGATGGGAATATACAGTCACAGGAACGAATATAAAGGCTGATGGTGCTACGCTATTACCGCCGTCAACCTCAGTTAGCAATACACTTGATGGGGTGACAACAACTTGGAGTGGGTTAGATGCAAATAACGTGCCTAACTTCTCTGTAAAGAATGCAGACCAATCATGGCAATTTACCACCACACTATCTCAACCAGGGTTAATAAATCAAACTATAATAAATCGTACAACAGAAATGACAAGCGTGACAGACACAGTTTCAACATTCAGCCAATAAAATACCTATTAATACTATTAATAGGAGCTAATAATCTTTTATATAGCTCAAAAGCAGAGACAGTAGGTGGTGTATCGGCTACTGCTAATCCTGTAGCTAATAGTTCCGGGTCAGTGACTAACCAGGCTATCCAGGTTTTACAAGGTCCGTATATAACTAATACTTATGGTGGAGGTGTGTCATGCCAAGGACCTACGCTTAATTTCACGCCCTTCTTGACTGGACTGCATTCGTTTAAAACACCCTACGAGGAATATTATGACGATCCCGTGTACGACACGTCTACTGATGCTGATGGTAATTTAGCAAATCCAGGAGATGTTCTTTACTATATGCCTACAAGAACAGGACAAAAACAAAATAGCAATGTCAGTTTAGGTTTATCTGCTACCTTATCTATACCACTTGATAGACGTTTGCAAAGAGGATGTCTTAGAGCAGCTACAACACAGACAGATTTAAATCAGCAGATACTAGCTAATAAACGTTTAGATTTTGAAATGGCGAGACTCAAGCACTGTGGAGAGCAAACAAAATTAGGTGTAACCTTCCATCCCAAGTCACCTTACGCTTCTATTTGTGCAGATATTGTTGTTCAGAATGTAAACGTCATTCAGCAACACAAACATACTATTTCTTCTCCTTCTTCTTCTGTGGTTCCTTCAGAGCAGGAAGACCCTTCTTCTCTCGATACTGATTCGCAACAATCTCAGATTGAGTCAACTTCCTCGGTTTCTTCCCAAGAAGTTTCTGAATCTTCTTCATTAAAGTCTTTATCGTCGGCTTTATCACCTTCAGAAGAATCTCCGCTAGGGGTTTGGCAAGTAGGGCGGATGAAGTCGCAACAACAGCAATAGAAGCAGTAGTCGTTACAGCACCAGCACTAGGTAATGAATCTACAACTTGGTTAATAATAGGAACTTCTTCGTAAAGAGTTACACATCTATTGTTCTTAATCTCATAACCACTAATCTTTTTCTTACCTCCCTCAACTTTTGTCCCTACTACAAGAGCTTCTCGTGGAGGGCAAATAATATTTGATGTATTAGTAGGTATATCTCCAGTTTGAGCTAGAGGTGCTTCAGTATCCTCATTAGTATCTTTTTCTTTTTCTTTTTTTGAAGTCTCAGTATTAGGTATGACAGGAACTCCTGCTGATTTTGTAGGTATTATTTGCTCAGGTTCAAAATCAATCGGATTGAAATTTGGAACGGTCCCGTCACACAAGATGACATTTCCATTCTCATCATCATCTACTAAACTTTGAGATTTTTTATTTGCACGATTAAATTCAACACAACCAGGAAGATCAATAATAGGAGTACCTAAAGAAAGACTTACTGGAGGATCTTGAGGAGTCGGATATATTAAAGGAAAAGAAAACTCAGGTATACGAGCTACTTGAGAACTTCTAATATTTAAATTACTCCCGATACTTATATCAGGAATTTGCTCCATTAGAAAGGAGGTATAGCTAATCCTGTGGACTTAGGTAAAGATTGTTTAGGTAAGTTATTTAGTACTGCTCCAGCTGCTGCCTCTCCTGCTTGCTTCATAATCTTCTCCTTAGCACTTTCTATGAGTGCATCCTTATTTGCATATATGTAAACACCAGCACCAGCAATGGAAGCAGATATAACGAAAGACGCAATAGAAAGTACATTGATTATCTTTTGCATTTTTAAACCAGTAGATTCTGTCTAATTGTATGAGTCCTTAACTTTTCCCTGACCTGTTCGGCCCGAACTAGGTTAAAGATTGGTCTTAGTAATTGTTGGGTTGCCATTCCCGTAAAGAGTATTATCGTATTTCGTTATATTTTGTTGTCTTTCATCGCTAGCAACATAGTCTCCGGTTCTTGTACCCGTAGTTGCATCAGCAGTACTTAAACTTGCCGCAGTAAAAACTAAGTCTCCATAAGTACCAGTAATATCACCCGTGTTTGGGTATTTAATACAAGCAACTTGAGTTCTATAAGTCGTTGAAGGAGAAGTAGAAGAGGGGTTCATATTGTAGGTAAATGCCGTATATAAATTCTCATTTTCTCCTCCTATTCCTAAGGCTCTTATATGAGGATACCTATCAGTAAATCCATTTATTGTTACTTTTGTACTCCAGTCTATTGCTCCACTACTTGTAAATTTCATTATGTGACTATATGAACCGCCACCTGTAGCTACTCCATAAACATTACCTGAAGAATCAATAACTAGTTTTTGTATATAAAGGATATCAGAGATATACTTTTGCCATTGAACTACCATTGAGGAATTAAGTTTAATAATATAAGCCTTATTACCGCTATAACCCTGCTTAGTTTTGCCAGCACAATAAATATTACCTGATGAGTCTATTGCTATACCATAAAACATACTAGTGCCTGCTGAAGGCCCAACAGTAGGGAAGCAAGCACGTGTTATTAATGCACCTGTTAAATAATTAATTTTCAATAAATAAGCATCAGTAGTACCACCCCAAGAACCTCCTGATGTATTTCCTCCCCCACCTTGAGCCGTATTACTTCCACACGTCCCTACTAAATACGCATACAAACCATCACTTGTAATTGCAGCATCTTCGTATGCACCTGAAGTGAAATAAGTGCTATTAGGATCTTCTCTTTTAGCGTAAAAAACATCAGTATTTGAATAAGCGGCAATATTTAATTCAACACCACTTTTAAAGAAGTAAGGAACTCGAGTCGTATTAGGAGTTAACGCCTTATTTATCATGTCACCGCCACCCAAGTAAGAAGAACTTAAAGGACAATCTTGTGCAACGGCTGGTGAATTATATGCTGTAATCGTCCCTGGAGAAACAGTTGAAGATGTTGCAGAATTACCGTTACAGCATAAAAGTACAGTATTCGTTATGTTTGTTAAAGGTACTATGCTTGGTGCAAAGTTAGCCGTATAAACTGCTGTTCCTTTAACTACTCGAACATTAGAAACTTTACAGTTATGTGTACCACCTAAACCACCGCTGTTATAACAAATGCCAAATGGACCTGATACGTTTGCCATTGTATCGGTTTTAGTTTCTGTATAAGTTTGAACTCCATTAAGAAAGAATCTAAATACATTGCTACTTCTTGTTACAGCAAGATGAGTCCATTGCCCTAGAGGTGGTGTGCCAATCTTTTTATTTCCTCCAGCAAATATCCAACCCCCAGATGAGTTTTTTGCAAAGATTTTGACCTCTCCTGCATCCATATAAAAAAGAAGGCTTGTAGAACTCCAATCATCTTCCGCTTGCCCTAGAAGAGCGCCAGTTTCCGTTTGATCGAAATTCACCCAACATTCCATCGTGAAATCACCACTTCCAAAATTAAAATCGTTACTATCAGCAATACTTAAAGACTCACCCGACGCATCAAAATCAACGCTATGAGTCAAGCCAGAACCTACCCTGCCAACTACAAACTTTGGCCCATGATTTTGACTTTGTCCCGACACCATAAAGCTGTGTCGTGCATAACCACTAGCTGCTTGACCACTAGGAACATTTAGAATTGGAATAACGGAAGATGATTGATCAGAACTTACACTATTAACTCCTTGACCAGCAAAGTAAAGTTTATTATCAAATATAAAACCGCTTTTGGCTGTAATTTGAAATTTTTTATTTGTTGGGATACTTGTACCAGAGTTTACCCAGTCTGCACCGTATGATTTAACAATATTTGCACCATCCAGATCAAAGCCAAAAATATGGGTACGCTGAGTGCTGCTGACTGAAAAGAAATATGAGTTTTCATTATCGTCTACGAGAATTGTAGATCCATAACCAGACCAGCCAGTAGTACCTGTGTAATCACTTAGATCGCATTTTTGCCACCAATACTTATCACCAGATGGACCAATTCCTAAAAATATTTGTTGAATAGGACTCATAATTAGTCTCCGTGTGTATTAGTTAGTAGGTACATTTATGATAACCCTGCACCTGAGAGATAGCAGTTATTAGCAGCAACAAACCAAATAGTACACATTCCTCTTGCTGCAAGCGTTTTAGAACCTGTTGAAGCATCTCCTGTGTTATACATAGTTACACCTGAACCTTGAACAATTGATATAGTTGAACCAGTATCAGCAATAATTGACACGGCATCTCCTTCTGCAAAAATTGAATTATTAACAGTTATGTTTCCTGCGGCTGTTATACATTTACCAGCATCAGCCGCTACAAGTGTATAAGCGGAACTTTGGTTGTTTCTTGGTATAGAACGCAGGTTCCCTTTGCTATCTGATACCGTTCCAGCAAACACGGCAGCTTGATTTTCATGAATCCTTAATGCTTCTGTTGCCGATCCTGCTGCTGCCGTATAAAAAACTATTTGTCCATTATCTTTATTTGTAGTATCAGATCCAGCTTGGATATCAATAGTAGCAACATTAGTACCATTCCACTTCCCATGAAGACTTAAAAGAGTATTTTCATCAGTAGTTCTATTTGCATCTCCAATAATTTGAATTGCATGATTACCAGCAGCAGTGGCTGTAAATCCCCCATCAGCAGACAAAGTTTGAGCATAGTTTCCTGCAACAGTTAAACCAGTAAGCGTTCCTAAAGAAGTGATATTTGCTTGAGCCGCGCCAGTTACAGTTGCAGCTGTTCCAGAAGTATTTCCAGTGACATTTCCAGTGACATCTCCAGTGACATTTCCAGTTAAAGCACCAACAAAAGATGTAGCCGTTAACGCTCCAGAACTAGCGTTAAAGGTTAAATTACTTCCAGATTTTGGAGCTAAGTTTCCTGTCGCAGCAGTTGTAAATAGTGGAAAACAAGTTGTATCTGAAGATTCATCTGCAACAGTAACTTCTGATGCAGAACCCGAAATAGGACCCGAAAAAGACGTAGCTGTACAAGATCCAGTAATAGTTATTCCATTACCATCAAACAAAACTTTTTGAACACCATTTGCGCTATAACTTACAGCACCAGAACCAGAGCGGTACCAACCAGTATCTTGGTCATCTTGGAATGTAAAACTAGGTGAAGTAACACTTCCATCAGGGAACTCTGAGCCAGCTGTTACATAATCCGCCCCTGCGTTGATTACACCAAAGAAAGCATGTCCATTAGCTGGAGCAGAACTAAATACTATGTTTGAACCTAATAATTTAAAACCTGCACTACCGCTAGGATCTGGTTCCTGAACAACACCATTAACAGATATCATTACCTGTTGTGTACTAATCGGAAATGGAACTGGAGTTGCTCCGTTTACTTGTAACGCAAATGAAGTAGCGCTTCCGTTAAACCCTGAACTAATATCGTCAATTATCTTATAGCTAGGATGTGCAATCTGCAGATCGTTCCCAATATACATCTTTAGTATTTAGTAACTTATTATCTTCTATTGTATTCTGCCCTTATACAGGCTTTACTCTGTATGAGGTCCTTTTGTCGATGGAACAGTAGGCCATACAACCGCACCATAGCCATCAACTCGGTATGTTTGAGGTATATCTCTTAAAGATTGTCTATAAGCTGCCCATGATGCTTGATCTACAGTACAACCAGGAGTCATTGTCCAATCTGTTGTTCTCAAAAGAAAATCTCTTTTTTTACGAATAATTGCCCAACTTGTTTCTTCTAAATTTAATATGGTTTTATCAAATTGTTTATCAATCTCCTCTTTAATTACTTCAAACTGATTTTGAAGAGAAGCAATGTCGCCAACAAGTGTTAATCCCATAATCTTAAGTCTGATCTAGGTAGCTAACGGTAAGGTCTGTTGCAGTAGCAGTATCACATCTAGCTCTTAAAACATCACTAGATTCCATAATAATTTTACTTCCACTAATAAGCTCTAATGAAGAACCTGCAGGAACTGGTACTTCTTTTAAAAGATAAACAGAATCACCACTATTAGGAACTACATAAAGATCTATATTTACGCTTGACGATGTCTTATTAGCGACCATAGCACTAAGAAGGATAAGCGTAGAAGAGCCTCCAGCAGTAAGAACATCTGTACCAGAGTTACTAATAACCGTCGTAACGAGACTAGATTTAGTGGCTTGTTTGAAGGTATTTGCCATATCAACTTAAAGCGACAATGAGAGCAAGGTTGTCTGGGTATGATCCAGTTACAGTTAAATCTCCCGTAATGGAGACATTACCAGAAAAAGAAGCTACACCCGATGAATCTATTGTAAGCCTAGCAAGTCCTCCAGTAACAAGACCTAGTTGATCTGCCGCTGGTGAAATTAAACCAGTATTAGGATCATTTACAAATTTAAGAGCACAAGAGGTTAATGACCCTTGCAATAAACTTGAATTACTACCATCCTCTCTTAATAGAGGTGTACCGCCTACTGTAGTTCCATCATGAACTACACAAACGTTTTTACCAGTATCTACTGTAACTTCTCCTTCAACGCCTTTGAAGCTAGTTGTTTGACCAGTAGTACCTCTTCGGAATTGTACTTGTGTTGACATAATACTATCCTAATGCAACTGCTATTGCGGTAGCAAAACTTTCAGTAGAAATTGTCCCTGAATCGTTAGGTGCCGTTAACGTTCGGGTTGTGCTACCCGATATACCTGAACACTCGAAAGCTAATTGCTTTGTATTATCAGAATTATCTCTAATCCTAAAACCATCATCATTAGTGACTACTGCGTTACAAGTAAAGGAAGATAAACCAGAAATTGTTGAAGCTGTTCCTCCTAAAGCAACAGATGTACTACCTATTGTGACCGTGCTATTTGCTAACTGAGCATTAGGAATAGAACTGGTGCCAAATGCACCTGTAGATGAGTTATATGTAAGTCCTGAGCCACCTGCAACACTTAATGAACTTAATAAAGCAACAGTACCTGCAGCGTTTGGAAAGTTAATAGCTCTGTCAGCAGTTGCGTCCACAACATTAATTGTGGTTTCATAACCATCTGCTGTTGAACCTTCAAAAACAAGTCCAGAGGTTCCTATAGATACTGCATTAGCAGCACCATCAGTTCCTGCATATAGAGTCGTAGCTGTTAATGAAGTTAAGCCTGCAATTGTTGATGCTGTAGCTCCTAATGCTATAGATGTACTACCAATTGTTAAAGAATTGACTGTTGGAGTAATCGTAGAAGCTGACGTTAAAATAGTACCTGTTTCGTTTGGTAATGTAATAGTCCGATCAGCAGTTGCATCCGTTGCTGTCAGAGTTGTTTCATAACCATTAGCTGTCGAGCCTTCAAAAACTATATTTCCACTAGCTATTGATATTGAATTTGCAGCATCAGCTACTCCTGAATAAAGAGTAGTTGCAGTTAATGAAGTTAAGCCTGCAATTGTGGAAGCTGTAGCACCTAAATTAATAGACGTACTACCAACAGTTAAAGAACTATTAGCTAACTGACTATTAGGTATAGCATTTGTACCTATTTCTCCAGAACTAATTGTTAAACCAGATCCACTAGCTACAGTAATAGCGCTTGTAACATCTGAAGTAGATGGTCCATTATATGTAATGACTCCAGTGCTGTTGTTGTACGCTAAGCTGCCTAAACCACCTGCATCTGTAACAGAAACAGCGCCTCTAGATCGTGCATTTGTGTAATAAAGATTAGTACCTTCAGGGATGTCGGTGGAGGAATTACCACCAAGATCTAATTTATCTGAAGAAGTGTTTAACTCCTGAAACAGACCACTAACTATTACTAAGGATTTTCTTGTTGCCATGTCTTAATTTTAACCAACCTTAACTGGGGGTTCTAAACTTACGTGCAAAGCTGCACCTGATATTGCCTCACCTACTCTTGTCATATATTGTCCTGATCCAGAAGGTGGAGTAGTTGTTATACCTCCATAACCTGTACTAAGAAAATAAAGTTCTCCAGCATCCAATCCTGAAGTAGCTAAACTCCCAAACACTAAACATCTAACTGTCTCTCCAGTAGATTTACTTGTCTGTGCAAAACCTACAACTCTGGCCTCATCTGCACTACCAGCAGCTCTAGCTAACCCTAATTTTCCATCACTACTTCTTGCATATAAAGGTTGTCCTTGAGTTACATTTTCAAATGCAATAGATTCAAATCCAGCAACGGAATATACTGTTCTATTACCTAACGTATCTTTTAAATCTATAAGAGCCTCTGTAAAACCTTTAGCATTAGCTTCATATGGAGGATAATTACTTGTTCCAGCCATTATGCTAACTTCACTGGTGGTTCAACATAAATACTAAAAGAAGTAGTCGTAGCTCCTTCTCCTACTCTTGTAACAGCTTGACCTGAACCAGTAGGTGCAGTTGTTGTTATAGCACCTGCTGTTGACGGACTTAAAAAATATAAGTCCCCAGGGTCTATTGATGACATTGTCTTCATTCCAGCCACTAAAACCTTAACTTCGTTACCAGCAGAGGCGGAAGCATCCGCAAAACCTACAACATGTGCATTTTCTAAAGCACCATTAGCAGCACTAGCCTTTCCAACCTGACCATCACTAGATCTCATGTAAACAGCATCACCATCTGCTACAGATTCAAAGGCTGTAACGTCAAAACCGACACGAGTTGGTGAAAAAACAGGGAATCCGTCTTTTACGTCAATAATCGCGTCTACTAACCCTCGATAATTAGGTTCATAGGGTTGACGAGTCATTGTAAAGTTATTAGCAGTCATTAAATCAATTAAGACTGTAATAGCACCCTCTACATTTGGTTCATATCCTGTTGCCATACATATATTCCAACTATTTAATATTTTAAATTGTAAAATCCTTTAGAATAAAGAAAACGGATACAAAAGTGGAGCCAGAACTTATTGCTGCTGTTATTTCAGGAAGTATAGGAGCTTTTGCTGGATTATCTAAAGCTCTAGGAAATTTTAATAAAAAAGTAGATAGACGATTTAATACTATAGAAAGTGATCTTGATAAACTAAAGAATGAAGTTATTCACGATTACGTTTTGAAAGAAGACTTTTTACGAGAAATGCAAGCTGTCCATACAAAATTGGATAGAATTCTTGATCACTTATTAGCAAAAAATTAAACAGCTACCCAAGAAGTAGTACTTAATTTATAAATATACAAGGCACCAGCAGTAGTATTGTAATGCATTTGGCCATCTACAGGATTAGAAGGATATCCAGCAGCAACTGAAGCTACTGCTTTTACTGTTTGCCAGTTAGTACCATCAAAAATTTTATGTATATGAGTACTGGTTGTATCTAACCAAGACTCACCCTTACTATTTCCAGTAAAACCTGCAGCTGAAGCATTTGGAGCAGTGGTACCTACAGATATAGGTCCAATTTTAACTAAGCCTGTAGAAGGAGAAGCTGTATTATCAGCGAAAAAGAGTCCGGGCTCACCTGCATTGTTATTAACAGCCAACTCAGCAGAACCGAGACGGGTAGGGAAAGGGCGGTCATGTAAAACACTAGATCTTCGAGATAAAATTTGTACAGCCATAATTAAATATTAATATAAAGATCAGAATCAACAACTGTATCCTGATCAGTAAGAGGACTATAGGTATCTGATTCTATAGTACTTGTAGATGCAGAACTTTCTATTGGAACACCACTTATATATTGACCTGCGTCTATTAAACCAGCTTCAAAAGTTTCTATATATTCACTAAGAGGCTTGTTAATAATACCCAATTTTATATCATCAATTAAAGTAGGAGTTTTATTAAATAACTTATTAACCAGAGTTATCATCCTATTTGTTAAATTAACTGCTTTACCAGATCTATTTAAAGAACCATCTTCACCTCTTTTTACACTATCAGTAAGTATCATTCCAATTAGAGATGGATCAAAATCAGCAACTGATTGAGGTTGGTTCTTATCTCCTACAATCTCTTTTTGACCACTCCAACGTGTGTTTTGCTTAACTAATAATAAAGTTTCAACTGCTCTCTGTAATTTTTCTTTTTCTTTCTCAAAATTCTTCTCAAAACGTGTTAAACCTTGACCAACAGGCTTATCATTAGGCTCAAGTAACCAAGCACCGACATAATCATGTTTTTTTAGGTTATTTATCGTGCAATATCCACTAGTTAGGTTACTAAAAGGATAAATAACAATAAAACTATCAATAGTAGGTACAGATGTAATTGTATATTCACCAGATACAGCATTTCCACTAGTAAAAGTTATTTCAATCTTAGTATTAACCTCTAAATTATGTCCAACAGAATCAATTGTAATATTAGGACCATTTTGAATATAAGAACCAAGTAAATTAATAGGATCATTACCTTCATCATGCTTTAATGCAAACATTGCCGCATAAATGTGCTTACACCACCTCAATTGGTGATACATTAAATTTGATACCGAATTATCTGCAGTGTCTTCATAATCAGGTAGCTGATAAAAATTATTTACAGTAACAAACCCTAAATCACGAAAAGTACCAGGGATATCTCTTTCATTACTTAAAGTACCATCTTCTTGAAGTACTTGACCTGGCTTGGTAGAGCGTATTGGCGTAGTCGGGAAACGTTTTTTTGTTAATTCGCTATATAAATCATAACTATCACGACGTGAAAAATCTTGACAAGAACATTGCCAACGTAATTCAGTTGTTAAATATCTTCCAACTAAAAAACCACGATGTGCGGGTACTACAGTCTTTGTTTTTGTATCAACTGTAGTTGCACCGTAACTATCTTTTCTTTGAAAAATTATTTCATTAGTGGAAGCGTTAATTCCAGTAACTGTATAACCTACATAATCATCATGCCTATTTCCTCGTAATAATCTACTTACAGTTAAATTACCAGATGTTGCACCACTCAAAATAGTAGATATTTGAAATTGAGTAGTACTAAGAACAGTAACTTTATAGCGACCTGATGATACAAGTCCTGTACTTACGTCAATATAAATAGTATTACCAGTGGAAAGACCATGATCTGTGCTACACGTAATAGTAACAGTCGAACCACTTCTAACATATGTCGAACTAATTCCAGGATCTTTTTCAACAGTCCGATCTGCTAAACGTTCACCCGAAAAGAAAGTAACATCTGTAGGGATATAGCGAATGCGAACTCTAATAGTAGTCCAACGCGAATCCCCAAAAGTAGTCGATAAATAATAATTTGTATTTCCGCTTGCATTAGCTGACGATGAAGTTGTTACGGTAAATGTATTTTGTGTAGTACTGATAATAGTTAAGGTTTCGTCAATTCCGCCACCAGTTTGAATGTCTAAATAAACATTTTCTCCCGTGTATAAACCATGATCTTGTTTTGTTACAACTAAATTAGTACCTGACTGATTATAAGTTGCACTAACCACATTTCCTAAGTATCTAACTGCCAAGATCGGTAATCCGTGCTCATAAAAACTAAAAGCATCCGTATCCCTCATGCCTACTAAATGTTCACCTAATTCTTGATTATTGGAAGGAAAAGTAAATATACGAGCAGGAATAAAGACTCCAGGGTATTGTTGAAAACTAAAATATACACGATAATCTCCTCTTTTTTCTCGTTCTATAGCAGTTGAACCAAGAAAACTTTGTATTGTTGTATATAATTCATACCCCCTTCGCCAACGTGACCATAAAGAATCAGTATTATAAAAAACAACTTCACTATTTTTATAACTTTTACGATCTCTAGCTATATCAAATGGTTGCTCTCTACTTGACCATTGAGATTCTTTATTAAATTCAGTTTTATCCCCTATCTTTTTTGAAAACTTAGTATTAAAACCTAGTTTCGAAGGATCACTAAAGTTATTAATCCCAAAAGGCATGGTACTTTAATAAAGACCACCTTGAACATTACAATAAAAACCACTTGTTAAAGCTGTAGTCCCATTTGCCGCAACATAAAGTGCTTGACCACGCTTTAACATTAAACCGCGAGTTTTAGGAGCTACTTCATTATTTGCAGTAGTAAAATTAGAACCAGCTTGAACTACTGGGTGATTTATAAATGGTAAAACTTCATTTAAAGTTAAACTAAAATTCTGTTTAGTTGCTACAGAATCAACACTGGCTACAAATAATGGGAAAAATTGATTGATATTAGTTACCGTAGAGCTACTAACTAAATAAAAACAAAACAGAGTAGGTAAATAAGCAGTTACATTACCTGTAATTGATCCTTGAGAAGGTATTGTTACATCAAAAGTAGTTGCAGTTACTTTAGTAACAGTAAAAGTACCATCAACAGGTACAGTACCTGAAGAATAAGTTGTAAAATCTAAATAAATCTCTTGTCCAACTTTTATATGATGTCCAGCCGTAATAGTAACTGTACAAGTTGTAGAGTTTGCTGCATATGTACCAGTAGTTCCAGCACTTGGCGCCATAAATTGTGTTTCATGCTTTGAATATTGAAGCCAGATTTCGTCAATATATGCACCACTAATTGACGTATCCGTTAATGCAGAATCAGCATCAAATATTTTTGTTGCGTTACCTACTGCTGTTGGAACTAAACTAGTCCCAAAATTTTGTCCAGAGGCAACTGTTATTAATGTAGATGCTGTTGCTGGACGATCTACCATTAATGGTTGTTTATTTGAACTACTGCTTGACACGTCTATCTACAAGTAAACTTAAATCTTATTATAAGAGATGAAGACCTTCTAATTAATCTCCTTCAACATATGGCCTTTTTTCAGGGTCATCACTAAAGAAAACATTTCTTAGACTTGTACCAGCCATACGGCGCGGTTCTCTAGAAGAAGAAAACTTTTCTCCTGCACCATACTCTGATTCATAGGGGTTTTCTACACGCCATCGATGTGGTCTACTTCCAAGTCGATAACCTAATCGAGTTGTAGGTCTAATTGTCATATTATGCAGCCGATACACTAAAGACTACAGTAGCAGCGGTGCCTCCAGTCTCCGAGATAAATTTAGGTCTTATCCATCTAACAGGTGTATTAGCAACATTATATACAGAAGTTCCATTAGAAGTTATTGTTTTCTCTGAAATAATCTCTCCATAGTTTGTTCCATCGATACTTCCTTCTAAACTAACCTTAACGTTGGTATTTATACTGGCAACAGTAACGATAAGAGTATAATCTTTTGTACAAAACGTATTGTTAACAGCTACTTGCAACGCGGTACCTACACTAGGAGCCGCTAAAGCACTATCAGTTTGGAAAATAGTATCTTGAAAATAAGTTATAGCCATGAATTTAAAGGTTACCTATTACTAAGAATAGCAGGGAAAATACTATCGATAATTAGTTTCTAAAAGAAGTCTGGTACCTACAGCTACATCAGCTGGGCCAGGTAAAGCTTGGATAAATTCTGCACCTTCTCTATTAAATCTATATCTAGCTTGTTCTGGATTCCTATAGTTTGGTACATATAAATGAAGAGCTAATCTATCTGTCTCATATAAATAAATCTGTGTCCAAGTCTTTAATGTATCTTTAAAATCAGAAGTTGAAATTGTTCGATCAACGTCACCAGCAATGCTTTCAATACGACTTTTAGGAGTGGAATCATTATTCACACTTCCTGTCATATCTGTACGTTTTTCAGCTTCATCACATCTACTTATTTGTTCAGAAATCTTGTCATACCAGAAAGAATCTTGAATATTATTAAGTGCTTCTTCAAGACGAGCTTGGTCACCAGCAGGAACTGAAGTTAAATTATAACCTAAATGCCAACGGACTTTAGATTGTAAATAGGTATCGAGCTTCATTAACGATTATACAAATTAAGCTTATTACTAGTTTACGTTCTATAAGTTCTCCCCCGCATCCCCTCTCCAACTAATCAACGCGAACGAGGTTTTCTTTAAAAATTTCATCCCAATCTACTCGTTTTATTGCTTTCAATTGCTCTAATTTTTGAAACTTTTCACCAGAACAAGAAGTTTGTAAATCTTTTATATCTCTTGCAGTTTTTAAACCAACACCTGGTAATGCATCAGCTATCTGTCTTGCACTAGCAGTATTTATATTTACTCTTACATCAATAGGAAAACTTTCACGGGTTGTTACCTTTGCAGGTTTGACACCCTCAGCTTCTAATTGAGCCGTTAAACGTTCTTCTGTCCTAATCTTCTCGTTAGTAGCGTCTAAATGGGGGATTAAATCTGTTTCATCAACATATAACACTTCATCCTGAGCATCGACACACATCATAATTCCATCGCCATGTTGAGATATGACTTCAACTAATCCACCTGTTTGCTTGTACTGATACAACATAACTTGATTGTTAACCTCTGATTAGCTTACCAGTGTCAACCTTTGATTTCAACTCTATTGTGGATGGTTTGGATGGGAATTATCCATATACATGGCAATTAACGTAAATGCAATGCCAACAACCATTAAAAAAGCAATGAATTCCATAACAATTTTATAAACATCCTAAATATAGACAAGAAAAAAGCGAGCCACAAGGACTCGCCTAATTCTTTTATGAGTAATCTATCTCTTACTCGTCGTTACCGCCTACTTGAGATGCAAAGTCTATGAAACCTTGAATATCATTCCAAGAAACGTTAGCAGCAGGACGAAGATAGTTGACGCGAGCAAGTACATATGCAGCGCGACCAGCATCAGAGTCATCAGCACTAATGAATACACCGTCACCAGACACAGATGTGTTGGTAATAGCGTCTACATTGTAGATCTTGAAAGTAGTATCAGCCGTAACTGTATACATCATGGAGTTCGCAGCATCCTGATCATCGATAGTTGCTGTAACTGATGTCCAGAATGGAAGGTTGCCTGTTGTTGTATCAGCTGAACCTTGAGTAAATAAACTCGAAGCAGCAGTGATAGAACTAGAAGCAGCAGCGTTTCCTAGTAATTGAGTAGCAGGAACACCAATTGGTGAGCCGCTATTGTCAGGACCTAGAAGTAACAGTTCACCTGTTGTACCACCAAGGTCAGCAGTTACAGGAGCAGCAGGGAATCCCGCGCGATCTGCAGCAGCTGAAGGTACATCTTGTCCAATAGCGATTGAAGCACCATAGACATATGCAGGACGAGCAGCACTAGCTTGGACTACAAGACTAGTACGGTCGTTACGAACTCTGTCACCAGAGCGACGATCAGGAGAAGGAACCGTGATGTTAAAACTTTTGTAAGATGCTTTATCAGCAGCAACGTTAGTTACCTTGACATAGCCCACAAGTTCAAAAGCTTCTACACCAGGCCATCCATAGACACCCTCGTCATTGAAACCAGAAATTTTATTTATCTGGTTACCTGGCTGAAGAATAGCTCCAGCAGAAGATTTGTAAGTTGCCATTAGTTATACCTCCTTACTCCGCTACTGTGAAGGCTGTTGTGATGAAGTCCTTGTTCAAGTTCGCAAAACCAGCGTACAACTGCCAAATTAGAATGATAAATCTGGAGAAGTCATCGTTGTTATTAATTAGAACTTGAGCGTTAGGTCCACCAATACCTACACCGATAGCCTGTGGTCCGAAGAACAGACCTGCAGGAGTTGTTTTAGAACCTGCACCATTACCATCACCAATATCAGAAGTAATAGTCTTAGCAGGGAAGTTTGTAGACTCAAAGAATCTTACGCCTTCAAAGACGAACCCGGATGGCATGACTGGCTCTCCACCTACAAACTGGGCTTGGCCAAATTGACCACCAGCGTAGATGGCTTGGTTAGGTTGGCCAGCACCCATGAGAGGAGAACCTTGTCCAGGCATTCCAGGGTAACGAGCAACTTCACGGAAGCCTTGGTCTGCACGTAGATCCTTCATGAATGAAGGGTCAGCGATACATCTGTAGTAGCCGTCTTGGAAGACAGGTACGTGACGCTTACGCAAACTCTTTACAACTTCTAAAAGGTCAGTTTTTACGTTGAACTTAAAGCGCTCAGAAGCATATTCTGTAGCTGTGTAAGCAGTAAGAGTAGTTGAGTTTGTCTTTGCTTTATTATTTGGATAGTAGTATCCACCTTGAGAATCAGAAGACTGGCCTCTTGACTCACTCTTAAAGAGTTCATCAATGAAGACTCTGTCTCTCCAACGACGATAGTCATCTAACAG